CTAACTGTTACCTTACCTCTTTACGGTGATCTGATCTTCAGATCCCTGGAGATGAACAAGTTTCAACCTTGTGCGTCTTTTAGCAAAAAGTCGCGTAAGGGAGCGCTCCCTGCATTTCTGCATGGTTTGCTCGAACTTGTATTCGATGCGGGCACTGGTGAAGTGCTCGCTGAGGCGTCTGTTGAAGCTCTATGTGAGCTTAGACAGATTTGTTACCTCTTCAAGAAAGTACAGCTAAAAACGTCCCAAGACGAAAGGCTTGACCGCCTTGCTCGAAGGAAGTTTTTTGAAGTTGAGGATGACATCAATCTTGATGCCGTTCACCCACTTCTCATAGCTGTTGCACGTGTTGCGTGGAAACCGATGACCGAACGTGATGTCCGATCGTTGGTCCCGCGTAATGGACCCGGTGCGGTCTTTGAGGGTCTTCGTCCAAACGAGAAGTTCGTACACCTAGTCGCGAATCTTCGCGACGATGTGTGCGCTGACTTCAACTGGTCTCTAGTTGAGCTTGCTCAACATGAGATGGCTGCCGGCATGGCACCCAAGCCAGGTTCGAACGTTGATTTCCTCAATGGTCCAAGTGTCGCCCGTCTGATATCCGTCCCGAAAAATAGTACTTCGAGACGCACGATTACCGTTGAGCCGTGCTGCTTAATGTTTCAGCAGCAGGCTCTTAACGAGTATATTCGTGGGCGTATTAGTACATCGCCGATGTTATCTCAGGCTATTACCCTCGACAACCAACAGCCAAGTAAGGATATGGCCATTGCCTCGTCGAAATCCCGTGAGTTCGCCACGCTCGATTTGTCAGCAGCTTCTGATCGTTTGGCCCTCCGTCTCGTTGAGGCGGTTTTTGACCACGATCGCTATCTGCTGGCACATCTGCAACGTGCTCGTTCTTCTTGGGTCACAAGTGCGACTAGGTCGCAGAGACTTCGGAAGTATGCCGGGATGGGTAATGCGACTACGTTCCCGATCCAAAGTATCATATTCACGCTCCTTAGCGTGTGTGCGATACTTGAGAAGAGAGGCTTCAACGCTTCTCGTAAGAACGTAGCACGCGCACTTGGTCAGATACGCGTCTTTGGGGACGACCTTATTGTTCCCAACGATGTTTATCACACGCTCGTAAAGTGGCTGGAGATGCACGGTTTGAAAGTTAATGAAGGAAAGTCCTTCACGCTCTCATCATTCCGTGAGTCATGCGGTTCAGATGCATACAAAGGTGTTGAGATAACACCTACGTATGTCCGCACCAGTCCAGAAAACCCTTCATCCGTCAACGAGGTAGTATCTCTCGTCGCCACCTGTAACCAGTTGTGGCTGCGCGGGTATTACCGAGCCTCC